GGCCAAAGCTGAAACCGTCAAGACGCTGACAGCAGCAGATCTAGACCGGGCAAATACTGCAAAGACTTACGCAGGCATTGGACTGGATCAGCAAAGCATGGAAATCGAACACCTTAACAGCCTGCGTGAGTTCGCAGCAATTGACCAATCGAACCAAGGAGCACAATAAATGCCTACTATTAATGCAAACGCTTCGGCTGTTATAAATCTTCCAGCCGGTCGAATGATTAATATTTTGCCGGGGTCTACTGGTCTTTATATTGTTTCTGGAGCCCAAATGGGCGGCCAACAGCAAGGATATGGACCAGGGGCGACAACTATTGGCCCATATCAGTACCCTGTTAATATTTCTCTAAATGCTTTTGTTGCGACTCAATACAATATCACTAGCCAGCAGGGGCCGATAGGTAGTGATATTGAGGTATGGCAAGACCCCAACAATAGTGCAATCGTTGGAGTTCTTGGGCAGGGGTATTTCGCAGGCTCAAAACAAGTTGCATTCCAAGTTGCAAAAACTGTAAATATTGCAGTTTTTGCACAACTGAATGACGGCCGATATGTTTGTACGGATGGAACGTCTGGCGCATTTGCCACAAAACTATTCCTCTATCAAGGCGACCCCGCAAACCCAGCCGCAACTGATGTTGTAACAGTTTTGGCAAACACTGATTGCGTGAGCACATCAAACCTCACAGACACAGCAGGCGCAACCATTGGCGGCGCGAATGCCGGCATCTTCAATGCTTGGGTCCATCCTGGCACTCAAGACATTTGGTTTATCGCTCGGGCCAGCACGACGACGAAAAACTATATCTTTCGCGTCAAATACAGCGCAACCAACGTTTCGGCAAATTGGACGGTAGGTTCAGACGCTGGTTATACGAACAAGCGCGCAAGTATTGATGTGGGCGCGTGGACTTCTGTTGGGAATGCTGGCACAGGTGGCGCCGCAGTACAAACGGATGGAATCCGGCATTTGTCTGCTCGCTCTATGATGTTTGCGCGAGTTGCTGGCAACTGGCACACGTACTTCATGGAATACAACGTGGTTGCAACGCGAACGTCGGGCGTTGGTGGTGGCGCAACAGGCGATCAGGTCATTGCATACCGCTCAACGGACGCGACTGGTCAGGCGTTCTCTGTATTTATTGAGTGGAACACGGCAGGTACGCACGTTGTAGACCATTTTCACGGAGCTGTGCAAGACCCTTACTCTGGTTGGATTTATTTCATGACCGGGGATTCTGGGGGGCAAAACAACATCATCGCCTATAACGGCACCGCCTCTGCTCCAACTGCGAATTCCACCATCGCAACGATTGCAGGTCTGTCCGGCTACAAGGTTCTTACTGGAAATGCGGCATCGCGTTATACAGACCTAAGTTTTGTGCCTCAAGGCGTGTATGGTTTGCCTGACAGTGATACAAACAATGACGCCTCAGTTAATGCCTACCAATCGTTTTTGATGCCCAAAACGCTGGAATATCACAGCGCAACCGGAGCAGCATCTAGGCAAGATGACCTACCGCCTATTCTGAATTTGCAACAGCCTGGATGGTCGGCAATCTCTTCTTTCAGAACGCATGTAAGCGCGACGGTCCCTGAACCATATTTGCAAATCTGGACTAGCGACTATGAAGGCGGTACATACACGCTGGTAATGAAGATTCGCAACTATCGAGCATCAACGGGCATCCCGAAAAGCTGGTTTGTTGACCAATCAGGCCGGGTATGGTTTGGCGGCACATTTGGTGGGGGAACGCAGTTTGTTTCTGGAGGAACTGCGGCTCAAATCAATTCAAGCTCTGTCTGTCTAAATGTTGTGCCTCGAACAGGGCTCACGCTGCCTATTGTTTACGACGGCCCATAAATATCACCCGCTTCGGCGGGTTTTCTTTTGCCCAATTCACTAGGATTTGCAATAAGTATTTACCCCAAGTATCATTATCACCACAGGCAACCGCTGGGCCTTTAATCAGTGAGTTAGGAGGGTGATTAATGGACGAAACAGAAGTAATTGAAACGCCAACGGATCAACCCGAGGCTGTTGAGAATGAGGAAACTCAAGTCAAGACAGAGCCGGAATCCGAAGAAGTAGAAATTACGATTGAAGGCGAAGAGCCTGACCCGTAGGAACCTGAAGAGGCGCCGGAATGGGTTAAGGAAGTACGTAAACAAAACCGCGAGCTTCAGAAGAAGGTCAAGGAATACGAGGACAAGCTAAAACAGCAAGCAGAGCCTAAAAAGCCTGTCCTGCCGCCTAAGCCGAAACTCGCAGACTTTGATTTTGATGAGGACAAGTTTGAAGCTGCAATGACTGATTGGTTTGAAGCCAAGAAGTCAGTAGAAGCTGAAGAACAACGGGTTAAGACTGAGCAGCAAAAGGCCCAGGAAGCTTATCTAAAGCGTCTTGAAGACTATAACGAACGCAAGGCAGTATCTCGGCTAAAGGATTTTGACGATGCTGAAGAGCAAGTTAAAACCACCCTAAACCCGATGCAGCAGAGCATTATCGTTAAGCACGCAAAGGCACCCGAGCAGGTTGTTTATGTACTGGGCACGAAGCCTGAGAAAGCCAAAGAGTTTCAATCCATTCAAGACCCAATCGAGTTTGCACTAGCGATTCGAGAACTGGAAAACAAATTGAAAGTAACGCCCAAAGTTCAAAAGCCTGCACCAGAAGTTATTCCCACTGGTTCTTCCAAGGCTTCAGGCGCTGACAAGATGCTTGAACAACTGGAGGCTGAGGCCGAGAAAACGGGCGACCGCAGCAAGATCCTCGCTTACAAGCGAAAGCTGCGTGCTGAACGAACTTAACTCATTTGAAAGGTAAATCATGTCTAGCTTTAGCAAAGAAGAACGAGTTGCATTTGACCTGCTGCTTGAAGGTTTCGACGACCAGTTGGTTATCTCCAAGCTGTTCAACAAATTCAGCTTCCCCGGCGGCGATATCGAGGCCGAACGTGCGCTGAATACCATTTGGCGCCCGCAGCCGTACATTGCCCAAATCTTTAACGGCATTGACCAAACGGCCAACTTCAACCGCAATTACACGCAGTTGTCTGTCCCCACCTCGCTGAGCTATCAGAAGTCGGTCCCGTTCACCCTGTCGGCTACTGAACTGCGTGACGCTCTGCAAGAACAGCGCATTCAAACTGCAGCCGCTCAGCGTGTTGCCTCGCAGATCAATGTGGACTGCTCGAACCTCGCTGCGCTGCAGGGCACGGTTGTGGTCAAGCGCACTGCCGCTGCAACGGGCTTTGACGATGTGGCGCAAGCTGATACGGCATTCAACCGTAACGGTGTTGATATGGCTAATCGCAAGATGGCCCTGTCTTCGTCTGATTACAACTCGATGGCTAGCAATCTGGCATCGCGCCAGACCATGACGGGCAAGCCGGTTACTGCATACGAAAAAGCATATGTTGGTCAAGTGGCAGGTTTCGATACCTACAAGCTTGACTATGCATACCGCCTGACCGCTGCTGCAGGTACTGGCGTGACTGTCAACGGTGCTAACCAGTACTACACCCCGAAGGCCACCAGCACGGCAGGCACGGGTGAAATCAGCAACGTGGATAACCGCTATCAAACCTTGGCAGTTACCGTCACTTCTGGCACTGTGAAGGTTGGCGACTGCTTCACCATCGCTGGCGTTAACGAAGTCCACCACATCACCAAGGCCGATACTGGCACGCTGAAGACCTTCCGCGTGACTGCGATTATCTCGGGTGGTGGCGGTACGGGTAACATCCAGATCAGCCCCCCGATTATCTCGGGTGGTGGCGCAACCGATGCCGAGCTGCAGTATCAAAACGTGAGCGCAACCCCGGCAAACGGTGCTGCGATTACGTGGCTGAATACCGCCTCGACTACGGTTAACCCCTTCTGGCAGGGCAACGCCTTCGAAATCATGTCCGGTCGCTACATGCCGCGTACTGATTCGGGTCTGGCTGTGATGACTGGCTCGACCGATAACGGTATCTTCCTGACGATGACTCGCCAAGGCGATATCAACACGCTGAATACGAAATATCGTTTCGACGTTTTTTACGGCATTGTTTGCACTCAGCCGGAAATGGCGGGGTTGATGCTGTTCTCACAAATTTAAAGTAGCCGTAGCATTTACCAGTCTGTTCTGGTAATATAAAGCCTCCCGTAACAAGGAGGCTTTTTTGTTTACTATCTACAAACTCACATTCGCATCAGGCAAGTCTTACATCGGGCAGACTACCCGCAAGCTTCAAACGCGCATCACTCAACACAAGAACAGCACCTATGCAGGCTCAATGCTTGCTGTTCATTGCGCATGGAGACTATACGGCGACCCTATCTCAATTGAGGCAATCGGCACATTTGACAGCCAAGAGGAATTGAACGAGGCCGAGCGCCAAGCTATCGTTGCTCAGAAAACAATGAGCCCTGACGGCTATAACGTCGCTGTTGGTGGCGAAACAGCCCCAAGCAAGAGCCCTGAAGTTGCTGCAAAGATCAGTGCAAAGGCAAAAGGGCGCAAGCATTCGGAAAATACAAAAGAGCGTCTAGCCAAAGAAACGGCAAAGCGCTGGGAAGATCCTGAATACGTTCAGCGCATGAAAGAAATGGCAAAGGCTGTCACTAATAGCCCTGAGTATAAGGAGGCGGCTAGCCAGCGAATGAAAGAACGCTGGGCCAAGAAAAAGGCAGACGGTTGGACGATGCCGGAAGAAACCAAAGCAAAAATGCGTGGCAAAGTTCGCTCCGAAGAAACGCGCATGAAAATGAGCAAATCCGCAAAGCTGCGCAAGCGTGAGCCATTCTCGGAAGATACAAAAAAGAAGATGTCAGAGAATGCAAAAAACCAGGCCGCCGACTTGGAATTTTTGGAGCGTCGAGCTGCCGCAATTAGCGCGGCGATGAATAAAAAAGACAAGCATTTGCCAGCCAATGTTTATGAAAGAAGCGGCAAATTTATTGGGATCTTTTCAATAAAAGGGTTTTCTCATTATGCTGGTGCTTTTAATACGCCTGAGGAATGCAAGTCTGCGGTAGAAGCCAAAAAGCAAGAACTACGCAATACTCCAAAACCCTAATACAATCCCGCAAAAGGAGCGAATATGTCCCAAATGCTTTACAAGCCCGGCAAAGAGATTAAATGGGAAGGCCTGCTTCTCGATACTCTCATTGTTTCTGAGGCTGATATCGACTCCAAGCTAGCCGAAGGTTGGCGCCTTACTCCTTTCGATGCTTACACGGTCGAGAATGAGCCGGCTGACGAAAAGTCCCCGCCGACCCGTGAAGAAATGGAACAGAAAGCCACAGAGCTGGGCCTGAAGTTTGACGGTCGCACCACTGATCAAAAGCTTGCTAAGCTGATCGAGGAAGCTCTGAAATGAGCCTTACAAAACGCCAGTTAATTGATGAGGCGCTAGCCGAGCTGGCGTTGTCCCCTGAGTTTTACGATGTGACTCCGGGTCAGTATCAGCGGGCAATGACGCGCATGGATTTGATGGTGGCGAATTGGCAGAATAACGCTATTCGCATTGATTACAACCTAGCAAATCCCCCTGGATCTGGTGATCTTGATGACGATAGCGGGGTGCCTGATATCTCGCAGCTTGCCGTTGTTTTAGGCACAGCGAAGCAAATCGCCCCGATGTTTGGCAAATCGCCGAGCGCCGAGACTAATCAGAATTTCAAAGACGCTTACGACAATCTGTTTCAGAATGCCGTGGCGATCATTCCTGAGATTCAACGCCCCAACACTCTTTCCCGCGGTGCTGGTCAGAAATACTGGCGCGTTGGCACTCGATCCCCGTTCTATCCGGCTCCTGCTGAGCCTTTGACGGACGGCGCTGAATCCGAAATCGAATATTCGCCATCCTACGTACAAAGCGAGGCTACAAGTGGCAACACCTAATCAATATGCAACCAATGGAACCCCGTCAGCAAGCGACCTTTTGCTGTCATGGTCTACTGGAAACTCCGATACCCGCAAAATCTCGTTTAGCGCGTTCGGAACATGGCTGCAGTCTTATCTAGGCGGATCGTCCAGCGGAGTGCTTAAACAGTACTACGCGCCCGCCACGACTGGTTTTAATGTCGTCATTTCCCCCGCAGTAAATGGGCAGTCTGTGCGCCTTCTGATGACTCCTACAGGCACCTTGGCTGCTGGGACTATTACTTTGCCTGTCGCCTCTACCTGTGTAGATCAGCAATACGTTGTTGTTACGTCAACTCAGACAGTTACAGCGCTAACTATCGCTCTCAATGGCGCCACGGCAGTCAATGGCACGCCTACCACCATTGCAGCAAATGGTTTCTTTTGGCTAGAGTATGACAAGCCGTCTAACTCTTGGTATCGCATTGGATAAGGATTAAATATGTCTGCACTACAGCCGTTTTGCCCAGCATATGGGTCTACGCAATCTGTTACTTTGGTGGCAGCTACTCCTGCAGCTTTGAATTTCCCTGCAACGGTTTCAAATCAATTCAACATCCTTGCTATCGGCACTGCAGGGCAAGTTGTTTATGCCAAATGGACCGACGCAACCAGCACGGCCAATGCTTCTGCCGTTGATATGCCTATTGCCCCGACTACTAGCGGGACGAATGTCACGTTGACGAAGGGCGGGAATCAAACTCGGCTTTCTCTATTTTCTCCTGCTGGCACTCCGACTGTCTATGTAACCCTGGGCGAAGGCTGGTAAGCCGGGAATCCATGCAAGTAAACATCTTCAACGGCGCGTTTACGGATGGGCAAGGTGACTATAGAACCTCTTTGCCCGTTAATTTTTTCGCCATTGCAAAAGAGACAGGTCTAAGCAAGGGATATCTTCTCCCTGCAGACGGGATTACTCAATGGGGGGTAAGCCAAGGACCGGACCGGGGCGGGATCAATTGGAATAATCAATGCTACCGCGTGCAAGGCCCTAAGCTGGTTCGGATTGACTCGAATGGTTCGCTAACCGTTCTAGGTACGATAAACGGCACCGGCCCTGCGACGATGGATTACAGCTTTGATCGGCTGATCATCCAAAGCGCTCCTTATCTTTACTACTATTCGCCAACGTTGGGAGTGGCGCAAATAACAGACGCAGACTTGGGGCAATCTCTCAGTGCCCGTTGGTTTGCTGGGTATACGGTTTCCACCGATGGGACTTCTGTAGTAGTTACAGACCTAAACGATCCATTTGCTGTAAACCCTCTTAAGTATGGGTCTTCAGAATCTGACCCGGACAAGATTACAGGTCTTGAGCGGCTTCGTAATGAACTTTATGTTCTGAATCGAAACACTATTGAAGTGTTTCAAAACATTGGAGGTGGTGGCTTCCCATTCCAGCGGGTCGAAAGCGCTCAGCTTATGCGCGGCACTCTAGGCTCTCGAACATACTGCATCTTTGATGAAAAGATCGCATTTATGGGCGGGGCTAGAAATGAGGCAATAGGTGTTTATCTTGCCGTTCCAGGTGAAATGAAGATAAGCACCCGCGAGATTGATTTACTCATTGCCGAGCATTCAGAATCTGATCTAGCTAATTGCGTTATTGAAGCGCGAGTGCAGGGCGATCAAAAGCTTCTGTATGTCCATCTTCCAAACAAAACATTGGTATATGACCTGAAGTCTAGCAATGACGCGGGTCAGCATATTTGGACTATTCTTTCCTCTGCAGTTAACGGATATTCTCGTTATCGAGGTGAAAACCTTGTTTACTGCTATGGAAAGTGGATATGCGGCGATCCTACCTCAAGCGTGTACGGCTATTTGGACCGGGGAGTGTCCTCCCATTATGGTCAAACAATTGGCTGGCAGTTCTCTACTCAATTCCTGTACAACGATACAGCCGGCGCAATCATTCACCGCCTAGAACTTGTTTCAGCGACTGGCACGGCGGCATTCGGCATTGATCCAACTATCTGGACTTCATACAGCCTAGACGGCATTAAATGGAGCGTAGAGCGGCCAATTTCAGGAGGCAAGCGTGGGGACACAGAGAAGCGTCTGGTGTGGCTTCAGCAGGGATCTATGCGCCGTCAACGGGTGCAAAAGTTCCGAGGCACATCAGACATGCATGGGGCATTTGCTCGATTAGATGTTGTTGTAGAACCTCTATACGCATGAATTCCTCAAATATCCCCCGCGAGTTTCTTGCGCAGCTTACTCAAAACCCTCGAACGATTCGATATCTTGAGGATTTGGGAACTGATGTTATTTCAACGCTTCCCGAACTGATAGAAAGCGCCCAACTATCAGCGGATGAGGCCGGCTCTATGGCTAACTCTGCCATGTCAATAGCAATCAATGCATTTGATGCGGCACTGAACAATATTGAAAATACTGTAAATTCGGTATCTGCTGACTTGGCAGAGCTTAAAAAGAATATTCCGGACGACAACGCGGCATTTATCCAGCCTTTGATTGCTGATATTGCCGAGATTAAGAAAGCTGGCAGCATGAAGCCAAAACGAATAATCAACGCTAGTATCACTATAGGTGCTGGTAATTCGTCGGACTTCTATACGATCATTCCGCCGTGCGTTTTGGCTTCGACTATTATCACCAATAACGGGCAATCAGCTCCTGCGGGAACCCCTGTTGATTCCGCGAGTATTGCTCTTGAATTAACCAACGCGTCAACTATTACAGCCAGACGTGGCGGCACGTCAAATAATGTGACTGTCTATTTCCAAATGGTGGAATATTAATCATGACTACTACGCCTAAAATCCTTGTTGAATTTCAGGATTTGCTTGTAACGGCAAATGATTTCTATACCTCTCCAACATCTGGAAAAGGGACGTATATCGATAAAATCACAGCCACAAATCACGGCGCCGTCACATGCACGGTAAATGTTTGGCTGGTTGCTTCTGGCTCGTCAGCCCTGGATATAAACAAAGTTATATCAAGCAAAAGCCTTGCATCGGAGGAAACTTATACATTCCCTGAAATTGCAGGGAAGTTTATAGCCCCAGGATCAAAAATAACCGCGCTCTGTTCAGTTGCTGCATGTACAAACTTTGGTGTTAGTGGCCGGGAAATCACATGAAGCAAATAAGCCATGAAGAAGCCTGCAAAAAGCTGTCTGAATGGCTCAATGTTCCATTTGATGTAATGTCTTCCCGCCTCAAGGACTACACCTTTACGGAGGTTCGAGGCGCGATCATTTCTTGTCGCGGCCCCGAACTGCATGCAACCGCACCAAATGAATTACAGGGCAAGTGGTTTGGAAAAGATGTAGTTAGAGAGATAATGAAACCAATACTTACGCAGTACGGCTATATCAAGACCACTGTCCCAAACGGCTACCCAAAAGGTCTAGAGTTTGTGAAGCGGCTTGGTTTTAAGAACGTAGGCGGGATTAATTGGGAATTGAGGTGCTAAATGGGTTTTGAATGGTTGGAGCCTGTAGCCACAATTGCAGGGAGCTTTCTGCAATCCAATGCACAGCAAGACGCTGCTAATACAGCGGCGGGTGCTCAAACTGAAGCGGCCCGCATGGGGATTGAAGAACAGCGCAGGCAGTTTGATGCTGTCCGTCAGTTGCTTTCTCCCTATGTCAACGCTGGCACAGGAGCCTTGGGGGCGCAGCAAAACCTAATTGGTCTAGGCGGTGCAAATGCTCAGAAGCAAGCTATTGAAGCGCTTCAGCAATCCCCGGAATATCAAGCTCTATCTCAGTCTGGACAAAACGCCATCCTTGCTAATGCCTCTGCGACGGGTGGGCTTCGTGGTGGTAATGTTCAAGCGGCTCTCGGGCAGTTTCAACCCCAATTGCTCTCTAGCCTTATCAACAACCAATACTCGCGGTTGGGTGGGTTAACTTCCATCGGGCAAAACGCTGCCGCTGGTGTTGGTAATGCTGGTATGCAGACCGGGACCAATATCGCCAATCTATACGGCCAACAAGGCGCAGCGCAGGCCGGTGGCGCTCTTGCGGCTGGTCGGGCTCAAGCAGGGCTGTTTGGTCAGCTTGGAGAATTGGCAGGCTTGTACAGCGGCGGATTTGGTGGGCCACCTCCGTCTAGTCTTGGTGGATCTCAACCTTATTCCGGAATGGACACTTCACAGTTCGGCAATTATCTGAACTGGGGCACCCCTCCTATTTTTCGTGGTTGATATGCAGCCTTACGATTACTCCTCGCAAGTCCAAGTTCCTGGCATCACGGATTCATACCTAAAGGGCGTGAATCTTGGAATCGCTCGGGATAACGCTCTGTTGGCTCAACAACATAAGCAACTTGCTATCCAGGCAGCTCAGCAAGAACAGCAACGGCAGCAGATTTTGACTGAGTTTGTACAAAAGCAA